GTAAAAACAAAATTCCTAGTGGAATCGCCTTCGCAGGTTGTAAAATAGTGAATGTGAAATAAAGGAGAAATATAATGTTAAATTATATCAAAAATATGTTCTCAAAAAAAGACGAATTAGTATTCGTTGCTAATAAAAAGAGAACAACTGCTGAAACTAGAGGCAGAAAAAAACTTTCTAAAAAACAGAAAGTTTTAAACCTTTTATCAAAAGGTGAAAACGTAACTTGGAAAACAATCAGAAATAAAATTGATCTGGAATCTCCAAGAGCGATGATCGACACACTAAGAGCTGAAGGTTATATGATCTACGGCAATCAAGTGAGAGGTCAAAAAGTGTACAGAATGGGTACACCGACTAGAGCTATCGTAGCTGCTGGTATTCAAGCACTTTATGGTACAAAGTTTAAATACAACAACCATAGTGTATCAGTTAAAAAATCAGAATTAGCGCCGATTGACGCCTAGTTCTTTAAGGGGTGGCGAGAAATCGCCACCCTATATACAATATGAATATAAAAGATAAAAAGAAAATTAAAATTGGTTATCAAAACTACGGTTTAGATTTCTGGCCGGAAACTTTTGCTAGAACAGAACAAGCCGAAGGTGAGTTTTTTGCTAAAGACCAAAAGATTGGTGTACGTGATGCTGATTTAGATAAAGTACACGGTGCCAATACTGTTTTACACGAGGTATTACACGGTGTCGTTTATCAATATGGTCTGTGTGATGTTGTTAAAGATAATGAAGAAAGAATTGTTAACACTATGGCAAATGGTATGATGTCAGTATTTGTAGATAATCCTTGGTTGTTAGATTACCTTAAATCAGCAATTCAAAATGGTGATAAGAATGATGAGTGAATTTAGATCAGGTATTTACAATCTGTTAAAAAAACTAGGCACAACTAGTATTGGTCGTGCTATTGTCTATACAATAGGACATATTGTTATTGCTATGACTTGTAATAGATTAATTACAGGTGCTGATTGGTCTTTAGCAGGTGTTGATGCTATTGTAGAACCTATGATAAATGGTGTATGGTATTATATGTTAGATAGATTATGGAGTAGAAATGGCAAAATATTATAGAGTTAGTCCTAAATGGAAAAAGTCTGTTTTTGAGTATCAGACTTATAAAGATGAAGAAAAGGGTATTTCATTTACTACGGAAGAGATGTATCGTTGGGGACATTGTGTTGTAAAAGTAGAAGAAGGTGAAGAATTAAACGATATTATCGGTGATCCAAATGATAGTAATAACGAATTTGAATTTGACCACAATATGGTAGATGATATTGAAGTTGATGACCAATGTTCTTTTTATTTTGAAAATCCTAGAGGTATTACTACTGAAGAATTAGATGAAAATTTTGAAGAAGATGGTTATGATTACTTAGAAAAATTTGGTGATCCAGATGATTTTTATTCAATATATCAAGGCGAATTAGATGTAAAAGATGTAACGGAGGAATATGCCAAGCCGACAACAAACACTTAATTATAGAATGGTAAAAACATTGGCAGAAAACAACAAAGACAAACCAATGAAAAGAAAAGTAGATACCTATGAATATCAATCTTTAGCAGATTGTATTCGAAGTGACCAAGTACCGGCAAATCATATTGCTGAAATTTTTACAGATAAAGATTTTTACAAATGGTATTCAGAAAAGTATTTTAAATGATTTTAGTTGATTTAAACCAAGTCTTAATTTCTAATTTAATGGCACAGACACGTGGCAAATCAGATGTTAAGCCAAATAAAGAAATGATAAGACATATGGTAATTAATTCACTAAGAGGTTTTAATCTTAAATTTAAAGAAGACTATGGTAAAATGGTCTTATGCTCAGACGCAGGTAATCCTTGGCGTAGAGATGTCTTTCCTAATTACAAACATAGTAGAAGAAAAGGTCGTGTGGATTCTGCTACTGATTGGGATTATATATTTACAGTTATTACGGAGATAAAAAATGAAATTGCTGAAAACTTTCCTTATGTCGTTATGTACGTTGAAAGGTGTGAAGCTGATGATATTATTGCTACTTTGGTTCAGCATAATAATAATGAGCCGATAATGATTATATCAGGTGACAAAGACTTTATACAATTACAAAAGTATGAGAATGTTAAGCAATACTCACCTATTCAAAAGAAATTTGTAGAAGACACTGATCCTAAAAAATTCTTACACGAACAGATTATTAAAGGAGATAGGTCGGATGGTATACCTAATATTTTAAGTGAAGATGATATATTTCTAACAGATAAGAAACAATCACCTATTACAAAGAAAAGATTAGAAGAATGGTTAGACATAGAAAATATACCATTAGGCAGTGAAACTAAGAAATATTATGAAAGAAACAAGAAATTAATTGATTTAGACCAGATACCTGGCATAATTCAAAATGAAATCCTGTCTAAATATAGACAGTATGAAATACCAGACAGGTCCAAACTGTTGCCGTATTTCATAGAAAATAAATTGAAGTCCTTGATGGAAAATATTAGTGACTTTTAATGAACATACGTATGGAGAAATATAATGGTACAAGATAATCCAAATCTAATATCCAGAAAAGCTATGACTGCTATGTCTAGTACAGCAGGTTCAGGTCGACCTTTAGTACACGAAATATTTACGAAAGTAAATAACGCTAAAGATAAACCTAAGAAGATTGCCGTATTAAGACAATATGATAGTCCTGCTTTGAGAATGTTAGTCAAAGGTGCTTTTGATCCTAAAATTGAGTGGGAATTGCCGTCAGGTGAACCTCCGTTTATACCAAACGAGGCGCCAGAAGGTACTGAACACACTTTATTAGAGAACGAAGCCAAAAAGTTATGGCATTTTGTTAAGGATGCCGATCCTAAATTAAATAGTTTGAAAAAAGAAACTATGTTTATTCAAATATTAGAAGGTCTACACGCTAACGAAGCACAAGTCCTTTTAGATATTAAAAATAAAAAACTTAACAAAACTTACAAAGGGTTTTCCGAATCAGTTGCTAAAGAGGCATTTGGTTGGAATGACAATTTTGTCACCCCATAGTCAAAAATAAGGGGGTGTGCTAGAATAGCGCCCCCTTAAATCATTGATTTTTCTCACTTTTTTAACCAATTTTTTAGTTGACAAACCTCTATTCTTAGTGTATATTATAGAAATAAATATAACAAAGGAGACATTATGAGGTATTTGATAACTTTAGCCACTATATTAGGATTGATTTTTTCTTTTCTGATGTATGGTGTGAAAACTGCTAATGCCGGTGAGGCATATAATAAGGCAGTTTTAGGACACGTTATACAATCAACAGTGAATGGTACAAATGTTGATGTGAGTAAACTGATGGAAAGTGAGATAGAAAAACTTGCTCATCAATTTGCTATAGAATCTATTAGTATATTACAAAATTATTTACCTGCTATATTAGACGGCGTTGCTGCTGATATGAGATTGAAAGCCGATAAAGAATATAAGTGTGCTTTGTTAGAAGGTAGTAAAATAGAGGATAAAGAATGTCAGTAATAGATATTTTTTCACTCTTTATTTTATTTTGTGTAATCTTTACACTGATAAAAATATTACCTGGTTTTGTTAAAGTCTTTATTTACTTTATAGGTTTTATGGGATTGTTGACAATTATATTAACTGGTTTATTTTATATATTTTTTGAATTTTTTATATGAGTGTAATTGAAATATTAACAATTATTTGGTTTGTGATACCAACTACAATATGGATTATATTTTTTGGTGGTATTATAGGGTATATAATTTTAGAAATAAAGGAGAGAAATGACAAAAACGGAGAAAAAATTGAGGGCAAAAAAACTCTTTAAGAAAGATTTTTCCGTGAAAGCAAAATACAAAACAACATACAGCGATATTAAAAAGTATTTCAAAATTATCAATGATGTTGTTTTTGATAATTTGCTATCTCCATTTAATGAAGTAAAAATTAAACAGATTAAAGATAGACAGTTTAAATGTTGGGGACAAGTGTGTATTTACGAATGGAAAAGAAAAGGCACAAGACAATATCATTTAGAAATGTTGCCTGAATACCCAACGAAAAAAGATTTTGTGGACACGTTAGGACACGAAATGGTCCACCTGTACCAAATGGCAAATGTCGGTGACACAGGTAATCATAACGCTTTGTTTTATAGTTTTAAACCTAAACTAAAACAAATCGGTTTAACTTTATAATCCTAGGGAGGGATTTTATATTATGAGTAAAGAACTTGATAAGTACCTAAAAGATGTTATCAAAAAAGTACCAGAGGCAATACAAAACTTTTTAGATGACAAAGACGGCGACTATTCAATGGTCTATTATACAGGCAATTGGCAAGATGACGTTTTAAATAATTTTACACAAATACAGGCAGATAAAATATTTGCTGAAATGAGAAAGTTTCAGGATAAATGTTATTTCTTTCAAAAAAAGGTCAACGGACTAGAGTACGAAGACGC